GTTTATTTATAAACTTATAATGCGTATTGTTGACGGTATGGAAACAAAACTTGATACCGTTGATGAAAAAGTTGAAGGTCAGATAGCAGCTATAGAAGAAAGGCTAGGTACAAAACTTGACTCTCAGCATGGTATTTTAGTAGCATTGATAGACAGAGTGCGTAGCTTAGATAATGAAATTATACGCCAGGACACTTTAATTAAAACTATATTAGGTGTTCCACAACTAATTGATAGTAACAAAATAGCAAAAGCAGATAGAGATGATCAAAGAAAAGACTAAAAAAAGACAGATAGAAGATGAAGTTGCAAAAACTAAAATAGTTGCTTGGTTATTTTTTATAGGTGCAATTATGTTTGTTTCTGTTATTGCTATAAATTTAAAATCAGATACCATAACACATAAATTTAAATCTCCAAGTTTTAACGGTATAGGCACGTCTAGTCATTATTTAACAATAGAAAACCAAGAACATACACGTAAACTTACAATAAAAGAAGAAATAAAAGCCTTACAAGATGAGATAAAAAGAGAAAAAGAAAACTCTACTCTTGCAAGATTTATGCGTAATTTAGAGTCTAGAGTTTACGCAGAATTATCAAGACAGTTAGTAAATAACTTATTCGGAGAAACACCGCAGAGCGAAGGTGTCATCACTTTAGAAGGTAATACTATTGAGTATACAAGTGATGGTGTAACTTTAACCCTTAAAATTACTGAGGCAGATGGTACAGTTACCGAAATCGTTATTCCTATTGGCACTTTTACTTTCTAGTTGTTCTACATTAGATCAGATTGAAGACACTTACGAGCAAAGGTTTTCTAAAGACGTTGCCAAAATACAAGATATACAATCACAACAATTAAAAAACGTACCAATACCTCAAGTTAGTCCAGTCGTAGCCGTATATCCTATGTCATTTACGGATCAAACAGGTCAAAGAAAAAGCAATAGCGAATTCGCTTTGTTTAGTACAGCTATAACTCAACAACCAAATGCTTTATTAATTAGAGCTTTAAAACATGCAGGTGACGGCAAGTTTTTTAGAGTTGTTGAGCGAGTAGGACTAGATAACCTTACTAAGGAAAGACAGCTCATTCGTAGTGCCAGAGAACAATCTGCAAACGAAGAAGAAAAGAAAAAAGCTCTACGACCTTTATTATTTGCTGGTATTCTTATAGAAGGAGCTGTTTTATCTTACGAAGCTAATTTAGAAAGTGGTGGTTCTGGTGCTAGATATCTAGGTATAGGAGCAAGCGTACAATACAGAGAAGATAATATAACCATAAGTATGCGTATGGTTTCTGTAGCAACTGGCGAGGTTTTGTTAGAAGTTTTAAGTCAAAAAACCATATTTAGTTATGGTAGATCAGAAGATGTTTTTAGATTTGTGGAAGCAAATACCGAACTTGTAGAAGTTGAGTTTGGTAATGCAAGAAATGAATCGTCCACTATTGCCTTGATGAAAGCTATTGAAGGTGGTGTGCTTGAAATAATTGAAACTGGATATGAAAAAGGTTTCTGGGTTTTACAAAATAATAACGAAGGAGTAGAATTAAATGATGAAGAATAAACTTATTAGCGTATTAGCTGTTTGTTCACTTGCACTATTTTCAGCAGATAATGAAATATATGTTGATCAGTCAGGTACAGGAGCAAATATAGATTTAGAACAACTAGGTATATCAAATATTATTGGTGGTCTTAATAGTTCAGCAGGTAACTTAACTGCTTTTGATCTAGACGGTAATAGTATGACACTTGATATAAATATGATTGGTGCAACCAATAAATTCCTAGGAGATATATTTGCAGACAACTTTACTGGTTTTTATGAATTTGATGGCGGTACCAATACTTTTACAATACAAGTAGATCCAACAGACACTTATAGCTCTGATGGTTCTAATCAATATGTAGATGTTACAGGTAGCGGTAACACTTTTACTTTAAATCAAGGCACAAGTGCTATGGCATCAAATTTAGATTTAGATTGGATTATAAATGGTTCTAATAACACTATAACATCTAATATAAATATAGATGGTGCAACAAACTATATGGATATTGACGGTTCAGATAACTCTGTTACTTACACTGGCACAGGTGTTACAGCCTCAGCAGGTGGATATTTTTATCTTGATCACACAGGTGGCTCAAGAACATTTAATATTTCACAACTAAGTACACAAGATAATGACTGGCTCAAGATTATATCTGTATCTGGCACTGCTGCTTCTACCGTTTGTGTTGTTCAAAACGACCAAGGTACAAGCACAAGCTGTTGATATTGGCGACATATCTGAATTAAACGGCACTGCACAAATTGTTAGAGACAAGCCTTATGATGCAGGCTTAAAGTTTGCTATACAAAGTAATGATGAAGCCATAACCAAAGATGGGCGTATGGCTATAACTTTTCTTGATGAATCTACTGTAAAACTTACAGAACATAGTCAGCTTCTTATAGACGAATACATATACGATCCCGATCCTAGTAAAGCAAAGATGGCTCTAACCTTTGGTCTTGGCACTGCAAGGTTTATAACAGGCAATCTAAATCGTATAGATAAACAAAATATTACCCTTAAAACACCTACAGCTAATATAGCAATACGTGGGACGGATTTTACAGCAACAGTTGATGAATTAGGGCGTAGCCTTATAATTTTGCTACCAGACGCTCTGGGGCTTTCTAGTGGCGAAATAGAGGTAGTTACTGCTATGGGCACTGTTATACTTAATAAACCTTACGAAGCAACCACCGTAAGCGTGTTTGAATCAGCTCCTACTAAACCTGTTATTTTAGATCTTACCTTAGACGTGATAGATAACATGCTTATTGTTACGCCACCTAAAGAAGAAGTATTGGTTGAAGAAGAAGCTACCACAACAAAATCAGATAGCGTCCTGGACTTTAATGATTTAGATATTGATTATCTTGCAGAGGATTATTTAAAAGAAGATAGTTTAGAATTTACTGAGTTAGATATAAATTATCTTGATGTGAACTATTTAGAAGACTTGCTTAATGTGTTAGATGCATTAGCCATAGACGAAGAAGAAGATGTTTTAGCTCAAGCTACCACAACACAAATCACAGGCACTTTACTTGGTAAAGATCCAGATACACAAATCACCGCATTTATTACAGGTAATTTAGTAAGTTTACGTAGAGAAGTAAATGAGAGTGTGCGAGTAGATGTAAACGGTAGTAATGCTTACACTGTGATACTAATACAAGATGGTGTATCTAACGTAATTAAAATAAATGGTGGTAGCGATAGTATAATTACTATCACTCAGAGTGATTAAATGAAGAAACTATTATTACCAATACTTATAATACTTTTAGTACCAGTAATCAATCAATCAACACCTACAGAAATACTTAAATTAAAAGTATTTGACGCTTTTGTAAAAACACCAGAACCATCTGGTAACTTTGTAATACTAAATATTACTGAAGATGATGTAGAGCGTGAGGGAGGTTGGCCTATACCTAGACAAAGATTAGCAGAAATACAAGTAGATTTAATTAACAATGGTGCCATAGGCGTAGGTTGGGTTATAAGTTTTCCTCAAAAAGACCGTATGGGTGGCGATGAAATATTTGCAGAGTCATTAAAGTTTGCACCATCAGTCTTGGCTATGTTTGAAGATGGTAAGGGTAATTATCCTAAAACACCTGGTACGGTTGTGCTAGGAGACGATAATGGTGGTATAATGTCAACGGGAGTGAAGGAGAACCTGCTTCTCTTATCCAATCACACACTTCAAGGGTTAGCCATTGCTCCCACAGATATTGATCAATTAGTACGCAGAATACCCTTATTAGTAAAAACACCCAATAACGACTGGATACCTAGTTTTGGTACACAAATCTATAAATCTTTATTAAATGTAGAAACTTATATTATAAAAACTAATGATAATGGTATTGAAGAAATATCAATACGTGGAATACCACCAGTTAAAACAGATAGTTTTGGACGTAAATGGATTAGTTGGGTAGATACTAAACAAACTACGTTACAAGAGATGCACGTTGCAGGTAAGTTTGTGTTCGTAGGTGTTACAGCTAACGGAGTGATGCCACAAGTAGCGACAAGTGTTGGTTTGTTAGAACCACATAAAATACAAGCTGCACTAGCAGAATCTATATTAATTCAAGATAGCCCTTATATACCTGATTATGCATTAGCTGTAGAAATGCTTTCGTTAGTCGTTTTTGTATCATTAGTTTGGTTTGCTTTGCACCTATTGGGTATTACTTGGGGTATAACTATTGCAACGGTTTTAATGATAATTACCACTACAACTGGTTACTTTCTAATACAAAAGGGATTATTAATAGATGTGTCCTGGACATTGATATCTGAATTTATAACAGGATCAATAGCCTTTTATCTTAGATTTAGACAACAATACAAGCTAAGACAACAGATTAAAAAACAGTTTGAGCATTATTTAGATCCAAGACAGGTAAAAAAATTACAAGATAATCCAGAATCTTTAGTACTAGGTGGAGAAAGACGATATTGCACATTTCTTTTTACTGATGTTAGAGGTTTTACTGCCATGTCTGAAAAACTTGAACCAGAAGAAGTTACTAAAATTATGAATGAAGCTTTAACGATACAAGCAAATACTGTAAAAGAATATGATGGTATGGTAGATAAATATATTGGTGACGCTATGATGGCTATATTTAATGCACCTATAGACGTTCCAAACCATGAAACTGTGGCAGTTTTATGTGCACAGGATATACAGGACAAATTTAAAAAAGCAAATCTTGGTGTACAAATAGGCATTGGTATCAACACTGGATATGCTGTGGTTGGTAACATGGGTAGTGAAACTAGATTTGATTATTCTGCTATAGGTGATGCTGTAAATTTAGCAGCGAGATTAGAAAGCTCAACAAAGGAAGTTGGAGAAGATATTGTTATAGGTTATGATACTATCAGTGCAAGTGACTTCAGCGATCAAATTGTATTGAAAGAACTTGAAAGTATTTTTGTAAAAGGCAAAGTAAAGCCAATTAAAATATATACGTTACAAAATGATTGATAAAAAAATGACAGTTAATGATGTAGCAGAAAGGCTTACAAAGCTTGAAACCATATCTCATGAACGTTGGAAAACTGCTTTTAACGAGTTTTCTGATATAAAACAAGAAATTACCTATATAAATTCAACCATAAAAGCTGCAACTTTTGGAGTGTTTGGTTTCATAGGTGCTATTGGTATTGCTGTTCTAACGAGGTTTTTAATATGAAAGGATTACTAAAAAATATTGTTGGTGCAGTAGCACCTACACTAGGGTCTGCCATGGGTGGACCTCTTGGCAATATGGCTATGGGAAAAATAGCAGAGGTTTTAGGCGTATCAAATGATCAAAAATCTATACAACAAGCCATTCAAAACGCCACTCCTGAACAAATGTTAGAGTTAAAAAAAGCAGAACAAGACTTTGAAGTACAAATGAAAGAGCTTGATGTTGATGTTTTTAAACTAGAGGTAGCAGATAAACAAAATGCAAGAAGTATGTTTAGTAAGGATTGGACTGCTCGTATTATAGGTTTATTTACTATTGGTGGATTTTTAGGGTATATATTTTTAGTAACTTTACAACCACCAGAACAAAACAGCGAAGCGTTAATTAACTTAGTGCTTGGCTATTTAGGAGGACTAGCGAGTGCAATTATTTCGTTTTATTTCGGAGCATCTCACACCCCCGATAAAGGAGAGTAACATGCAAATATCACAAGAAGGCGTAACGCTTATAAAACATTATGAAGGTTGTCCCAAAGATGCAGATGGTAATGCTGTGTCTTACAGATGTCCTGCTAACAAGCCTACGATAGGCTATGGGTCTTTAAAATTAAAAGATGGCACACCTGTTGAAGATAACATGACTATAACTATGGAAGAAGCTGAAGAATTATTAGCTCATGAACTTGAAGAATATGAAGGTTACGTACATGATTTGGTAAAAGTAGAGTTAAACCAAAACCAGTTTGACGCTTTAGTTTCTTGGGTTTTTAATCTAGGTCCAACTAATCTTAAAAATTCAACTATGTTAAAAGTTTTAAATAGCACGCATGTTGATTGGGCAGATATACCATATCAAATACAAAGATGGAATAAAGTAAATGGTGAGGTAAACGAAGGATTAGTAAAAAGAAGAAAAAGTGAAGCTTTGTTGTTTGAAGGCAAAGATTGGACTGAGGTGTAAATGCCTTTACAAAAATTAGTTTTTAGACCAGGTATTAATCGAGAGGGTACTGCTTACGACAATGAGGGTGGTTGGTTTGATTGTAACTTGGTGCGTTTTAGAAAAGGTAGACCAGAAAAGTTTGGTGGCTGGGAAAAATTATCATCTTCCACATACTTAGGCACAGCTAGAGCGTTACATGGATGGATATCATTAGGTGGTACAAAATATCTTGGTATTGGTACACACCTCAAATATTACATAGAAAGTGGTACTGTATTTAACGATATAACACCAATAAGATTAACAACATCCGCAGGTGACGTAACATTTTCTGCTACAAATGGTGACGCTACTATTACTGTTGCAGATGCTGCTCACGGAGCTGTGCAAAATGATTTTGTAACATTTAGTGGTGCATCTTCATTAGGAGGTAATATTACTGCTGCTGTTCTAAATCAAGAGTATCAAATAGCAACCATAGTTAATGCAAATAGCTATACCATAGAAGCTAAAGATACTTCTGGTTCAACTGTTACTGCAAACTCATCTGACAGTGGTAATGGCGGATCTTCAGTTGTAGGTGCTTACCAAGTTAATGTCGGTTTAGATGTTTTCGTTCCTGGTACAGGATGGGGTATAGATGGTTGGGGTGTTGGCACGTTTGGAAGTACAAGTGCTTTGGATGCAACAAACCAACTTAGAATTTGGTCGCATGATAATTTTGGTGAAGATCTAATTATAAATCCCAGAGCAGGTGGTATATTTAAATGGACAGAGAATAATGGTGTTACAACACGAGCCGTTGAGCTATCAGGTATATCTGGTGCTAATTTAGTGCCAACAGTAGGCTTACAAGTAATAACATCAGAAAAAGACAGGCATTTAATAGTTTTAGGTGCAGATCCAATATCAGGCTCTTCAAGAACAGGTAGTATAGATCCGATGTTAATTGCATTTAGTGACCAAGAAAATGAACTAGATTTTGAGCCACTGACAACAAATACTGCTGGTTCATTAAGATTATCTAGCGGTTCTGCAATTATTGGTGGCGTAAAAGCTAGACAAGAAATATTGGTATGGACTGATACTTCATTGTATAGCATGCAGTTTATTGGACCACCGTTTACCTTTGGTATAAATTTAATTAACGAAGGTGTGGGTTTAGTAGGTCCTAAAGCAGCTGTAACTGCACCACAAGGCGTGTATTGGATGAGCTACAACAACTTTTACGTATACAATGGATCTGTCCAACATTTACCTTGCTCTGTGCATAACTATGTCTTTAATGATATTAACCTTACACAATCATTTAAAATAAATGCTTTCACAATAGCAGATAAAAATGAAGTTGGATGGTTCTACTGTTCTGCTAGCTCAAGCGAAATAGACAGATATGTAATTTATAATTACGCTGAAAACATCTGGTTTTATGGACAACTTGTAAGAACAGCTTGGTTAGATGCTGGTATAGAAAATTATCCTAGAGCTGTAGGTAATAGCTATCTATTTCAACAAGAAAAAGGTTTTAATGATGATGGTTCACCCATGACTAATGTTTTTATAGAAAGCTCTGATATGGATATCGGCGATGGAGAACAGTTCAGTTTTATAAAAAGAATCATACCAGACTACAAATTTATACAAGATGACAATAATGGAAATGTTAATGTTGTTCTAAAAACTAGAAACTTTCCAGGCGATAGTCTAACCACAAATTCCACAAGTGCTATAACCTCATCTACTCAACAAGTATTTGTGCGTAGTAGATCAAGACAAATGGCTTTGCGTTTTGAATCAGACGATGATGCTACAAATGATGGCAATTTATCTATTGGTTGGCGTTTAGGTGCTACTAGAGTAGATATTAAGCCAGATGGTAAGCGATGAGTAAAATATTACAAACTCAACTACCATTAGCCTCTGAACAAGTTACATCAGATATTTTTAATAGATTAGTAAGAATACTAGAAATAAATCTTGGTGCTGTTGATTTAGATAACGTACGTCAAATAAGTGATGCAGAAAAAAATACTTTGCAGTTTAATGCTGGCAGCATCATTTGGAATACAACTGTAGGCGTTTTGCAAGTATACACAGGTAACAAATGGGTTGATATTGGTGAAAGATCTTTGCCCAAAGGTTTTGAAATGGCATCAGATGTAGGTAATGTTTCTGTTAAGACTAATGGTGATATAACAATAGAATTATGATTAATACAGCAGAACAACTTATATATCAACCAAAAAACCTTTTACTTATGTATCCAAGTGATTGGTATGTGCAAAAGGAAACCTTAGATGCCGTTAGAAATTCAATACAACCTATAGTGGATTTTTATGAAGATAGTGGTGTAAACGATAGAAAGGACACTGATTTAGATAAAATAATACAAGAACCACTTAAAGATGTGTATACAGTTCCTTTCTTTTCAGAAAAGTTTTGTAGCGTGTTATTAGATGAAATGCATAATTTAGAAAGACATTACGGCTTTAATCCTAATCCAGAAGAGGATGATTTAAGACAAATACCAGAAATAACTTTTCAAGATAATTGTCCACAAATCTTTCAATCTTTAATGCAAACGATATATACTATAGGAAATCCTATATTTTTGAATATTTGGAATAGACACGTAGATAGCGGTGGTATACAAATAGCCAACTATAATTTAAGGGATAAAAAACAAGGTGCTTGGCATCACGATGCAAGTGCTGATATAAGTATGGTAGTGCCTCTTAACACAGGTGATTACCAAGGTGGCGGAACTGAATTTTTAAAACGTGGTACAGTCGAGCCATTACCAACTGGCCACGCTCTAATATTTCCTAGTTTTACGCATATGCACAGGGGACTAGCAGTAGAATCAGGCAATAGATACTTATTAGTATTTTGGCTAAAATGTAATGAGGAATGAATTGAGCATGATAGATATTGAAAATCCAGGCGGTATAGCAGGTCTAGGTAGAGGAGAAGACACCATGCTTGCCCACGTAGCACCAGGAGAAATGGTAGTACCACCAGTGCTTTCTCCTGAAACACAAGAAACAATAAAAAAAGAAATGATAGCTGTAGGTTTAGATCCTAATCAGTATACAGTGGGCGATGGTATGTCTATCAACCCAATCACAGGTATGGCTGAGTTTGGTTTTCTTAAAAAGCTAGGTAAAAGTTTAAAGAAAGTAGTTAAAAAGGTAGCACCTGTCGCAGCTATTGGTTTAGGTATAGCTGGTATTGGTGGCGTTGGACCATTAGGGGGTTTATTAGGTAAAGGTGCAAGTTCAGCAACATCTGGTAAATTTTTTGGTGCTAAAGGCAAATTTAGATCAGGTTTAGCAGGTCTTTTTGGCAGAACACCAAGCACAACTACAACGACAACACCAAGTTCAACATCAAAATCAACAGGACCGTTTGGTGGACAAATATTACCTAATTTACAAAATAGGTTTGGTAGTGGTAGTTTTTTTGGTTTAAAAACTCCTAGCATCATAAAAAAAGCTGAAGACGCTATAAAGGGTGAAGGTGACGGTGGTGGTATAAATTTTCCATTATTAGCTTTAGCTGGATTGTATGGTGAAGCAGTTAAAGAAGATTTTGAAGGTAAACAAGGTGGTTTAAAAGATATAAGACAATCTATTAGACCAGACCTTATGCCAGCACCAACTTTTACGGGCTTTGATGTTGGTATAAGACAAGGAATGAGTTATGGAGGCAGAATAGATGAACAAGAACTTGACCTGCGTATGGGCGGCCCAAGTATAGGTCCAGGCACAGGTACAAGTGATGACATACCAGCTATGTTAAGTGATGGTGAGTTTGTAATGACATCATCTGCTAACAATGGTTTAGGTGGTTTTAAAATTACAAAAACTGAAACTGGCATAGAGTTAATACCAAATGGTGCACCAGACAGACAAAAAGGTGCAAAGAACATGGATAAGCTTATGAAAACTTTTGAAAAGTTTAACGAGATAGGTAAAGTATGATACAAGATTTTAGAGCATCTATAATGGCACCTATAGGTGAGCCAATAAATATTACTGGTTTTAATCCAATATTTAAAAGACCAGAGCCGTTTGTAAGACCTATACCACCTATTCAACCACCACAATTACCACCTGTTACACCACCTCCCGTTATACCTCCAAGACCGCCATCAATAGGTGGTATAGGTGGTATAAATCAGGATCCAAGACCTTTGGAAAGACCAATAATACCACCAAGACGTGATGATTTTATGTCTATAGAAAGACTACCAAGCCCAGTAGCATCACCAGTTGAAATTAACAATAACTTTGCTACAACTCCTATAGTTCCTGGTTCAGCAGGTCCAATATCTGTGGATACAGTTGGAAGAACTGGAGGAACAGATGATTTTATAGACACATATTACCCAGACAGAATAAAACCAGTACCACTACAAATAGATCCGAGTGGGCGTGAACTAAGTCGTGAATTGCCACCAGGATTTACTCCACCAAATGTGGCTCCACCTACTAGTGGTATAAAACCGCCAATTCAAAATATTGCAGACCCTGCCCCCACCATTACAGGGATGTTTGCACCAGGTGGTCCTGGTATGTCCATAGATGAGATGAGTGGTGTAGGTTTAAATACAGGTTTTAAAACGTCACTTGGTGGCACACCACCACCACCAGACACAGGTATGCTTAACCCTAATACGAGAGTTACTAATTCTGAAGGAGTTATAGACCCTGCCCCTACCACGCCAGCTGCAGTGGCAACAGATGTGGGGGCAGTACCCGATACAAATATGCCTATTGGTGCAATAGATCCAGTATTATTACAACAAGCGACAGCAGAAACATTAACTGATCCATTAATTAGGTCGTTATATTTTGGTACAGTAGACTCTCCAGGTTTCTTCCAGCAACTTCAACAAGCAGGTGCAAACCTTATAGGTAGTGATGTACCTTTGCAACAAACAGCAGGACTTACACCATTAGAAGTTCTTGCAAGACAACAAGCTGTAGCAGGTATAGGTGGTTTTGAACCATTCTTACAGCAAAATAGAGAGTTAGTAAATCAAGCTATAGCTCAATCAAGAAGAGCAGAACAACTACAAGATCCATACTACACACAAGCAGAACAGATCTATCAAGACACTATGGGTGCTTATGATCCTAGTATGACACAACAATTTTTTAATCCATTTGAAGACGCTGTAGTGCAACAAACCATATCAGATGTCTTAGAAGCAGGTGAGCAACAAGATATAGCTGCTAGAGCTCGTGAGATCGGTGCTGGTGCATTTGGTGGTAGTAGAGCAAGACTTGGTGCTATGGAGCGTAGAGAGGCGTTAGGAGAAGGCTTAGCACAAGCATTAGGTAGAATCAGACAACAAGGGTTTAGTGAAGCACAAAGAACTGGTCTTGGAGAGTTTGCTAGACAACAACAGGCTAAAAGGACTGGAGCACAAGGCTTAATAGGTATTGGCACAGGTCGAGGCAGTGCCGCAGGTAACTTAGCACAAAGATTAGCTGGGTTTGGTGGACAAATGACTGATCTTGGTAGAACGCAAGAACAATTAAGATCTGGACAAAGAAGAGAACTAGCAGGCTTTGGTACAACTGGTAGAGGCATAGAAGAAACTGGCTTGTCGAGATTATTTGAACAACAGCTAGGTCAACAACTCAGACCAATACAAACTCTAGGACAAATAGGTGCTATGTTACCAGGTTATCAACAAACAAGAACGCAAATTGATTCACAATATGGTATGCCAACAGATCCTACTGCTGCTGGACTAGGTGCAGCATTTAGTGCATATGGTGCATTAGCACCAAGACAAGGAAGTAGTTAATGAACTTCATGAATCGTAAAATGTTTGCAACAGGTGGTAGTGCAGAAAATCCTTATTTTTATATTGATGCTACTGGTAATACAAAATATTTAGATCAAGCAAAGCTCGTACCAATACTTAGAAATACAGATATTACGGCTTTGGAAGCATTAATACAAAATCCAGATGTAACCTATAGTCCAGCCACACAAGAAGTATTTAGACAAATAGTAGGAGAGAGAAAAGCTACTTTTTCATCAACTGATCCTTCTTTGTTTCAGTTTGGTGAATTTTTACCAGATAATTTAACAGGGCTATCTGCATTAAGAGATATTGCAGGCTTTGGTTTGGATTTTGCAGGTCAAATTGGTGAAGGTGCAGTAAATTTAGGCAGAAGTTTAACTTCTGGATTTGGAGAACGTTCAGTGGATGATCCAGAATTTGCACCATTAGATTTAATTCCATCACAAAGATTTCCCAATGTGCCTGATACTATTACAGGCAGACCTGGAACGGAGGAAGGATTTATGTCAGGTTTTGATGAATCTGGCATATTAAGAAGAGGATACACTAATCCACAATTAGCATCCATATTAGATAGAGCTCTTGGAGAAGTACAGGATTTTTCAAACGAAATAGATGCTTTAGATGAGGTTACTACACCTGTTGTTGAAACAGAAGATACGTTGGACACTGAAATACCTACAAGTATGACAGATGTAGAACCAAAAACTTTTACACCTGATATAGATGCCATGAGTGAAATGTCAACTACTTTAGGTACAAGATTTGAGCCTGGAAGCGTGGGTTTTGAAAGAGAACAAGGTAGAAGATTAGCTTTTGAACAAGACATGATAGGCAGAGATCAATTTGGTAACATTATAGAAAGACCAGATGAAATACAGTTGCCACCTGATGTAAAAGATGAAATAGACAAAACTTTGAAAGAGATTACACCAATAGAAGTTTTAGTTGATACTGATAAAACTGTTGAACAATCACAAGCGGAAAATCTTATTAAGTTTGACCCACCTGAAATTAAGTTAGAACAAGTAGATTTAACCCCTGCACCAGTACCTATACCAAAACAAACAACGGGTATATTTGGATCTGACAGATTTTTAGACTTTATTAGAAATGTAGGAAGTGAATTAGTTGCAACTGGACAACTAGGCGAAGGTTTAGCCGCTGGTGCTGCAAAAGCAGCTGAAGAAAGAACGGCAAGAGATCTGCTCGAGGAACAAGAAAGGAAAAAATTTGAAAGAGATAGACAACTAGCTATTGAACTACAACAAATTAAAAGTCAAGGTGCAAGTTTATTAGAGCCATCACAACTTGGAGCTCTACAAAAAGATATTAATAAACTTAGCACAGACGTTAAAGATTATGGAGGTACAGAAGCCTCTATTGCAATTATGGATTCAGCTATAGATTTATTTGATGAAGCTATTAAAAATAAAGTTCCTATTACAGGGTTACCTGGATATGCAGTAAGAGGTGTAGATAAATTAAAAGCATTTTTTGGTTCTACCGATGAAAACGTATCTGACTCAACTAAAATTGTTAATTATATAGATCAAGTTAAACAAAGAAGTATAAGGGAAATACTTAATGAATCAGGTCGAACTATATCTAATTTAGATAGAGAAATAGTAGATAGAGTGTTTGGTGAAATAAATTTAACAGACAAGCCATCTGAGATTAGAAAAAAATTATTTAACGCTAGAGAAAACTTAATTAGAAATAATCAAGACAAAAGAAGAAGTATTGAATCAACTTTTAACATAGTAAGAAATCCAGCATATAAGGGCGTAGGCAATGATGCTATTGAGCCTTTTGTTACTGACATATTAAGAATTATCTATGGTAATCCGAACGTACCACAAACTAGTAGCGATATAAGTGGTATCATAGATATCAATCTAGAGTCTACATAAGATGCCAACATTCAGAGTAGGTATTGCTCCAGGTGTTACACATATCGTAGATGCACTAAACGAAGATGAAGCTAGAAAAAAAACTAGGGCTGAAATAGCTAAAGGCGCTGTATCACCATTTTATGACGATTTATATTTTGATTACGAAACTGGTGTTAACATCAAACAGGGTCTTGGTAAAGATTTAAGACAAAAATTAGGTAGAGCTGAAACAGAAACAGAACAAAATGTTGTTTTACGTAAACTAATAAATGATTTAGAAAAATCAGATTCGCCATTACACCAAGAAGGAATATTACAAAACTCCGTTGGTGACGATGGCTTTATTAGGAATACAAAAGGACAAGTCGCCTTAACACCAAGAGGATTACAATTACTTGGGCTGCCAGTACAACAAAGAAGATTACAAGACGGCACAATAATAAATTTAAATACTGTAGTTGATGAAAATTCATTCAACCTTAAAACAGGAGACTTAGCAGATCTTAGTGGTATAGCAGGTCCAGTTTTAACTACACTTTTAGCTTTTCTACCACAGGCTAAAGTTGTTAGTGGTGTTACATCATTACTTGGTAAAAGAGCTAGATTAGCAAGAACGTTAGTCGCTGGTGGAGCATCTGCTATAGGTAAAGGTGCTGAAGAATATTTAGACGCACAAGAGGGCTTTCAATTACAAGATCGTGATGAAATAGGTGATTTGTTAAAAGGTGAATTTGTTTTAGGATCTGTGGGTCAGGGTGTTTTTGGTGAGATACCAGGAGTCGTTTTTAAAAGCATTTTAGGTAAACAAGCACCTTTAGAAAATCAAAGAGCTGCATTTGTCGCTTCAAGAAACTTAAGCTATATGGATGTAAAAAAACTAGATAGAGAGAGTGTTGCTGCTGGAGGAAAGTTTTTATCAAATAATCAGATATTAAAAGCAGCAAAAGATGGTAAAGTCAAAACATTAGATTCTGACTATTCAAAAGGATATTTACCCTCAAGAGCAGTATTTGAGCAGAAGTTACCAGCACAATATCAAGCTATATTTGAAAGAGTCTTAGGCGATAATAGAACAAAATACAACATACCATATTTACGTGCAGCTACAAATGATGTGCTTAGAAACATTAAAAATGAAAGAGCGGCTTTAAATCAAGGCATATCACAAGCATCTAAAAAAAGTTTGAATGATCAAGTAAACACTGCTTTACAAGATTTACGTGTAAAAGAACAAAATGTAACTGAATCATTAAGAAAATTATTAGATGATGTAGGAGCAGATATATTAAACGTAGGTAACTATAAACAAATACCCACAGTAAGAGCTTTTGGAGAAGAACTAAAAACTAATCTAGCAAAGGCACAAAGCGCTGCACTAGAACAAAGCGGTGAACTCTATCATGGTGTAGATACAAAATTACTTAATTTTAGAAGCGATGAATTTATATACGGTATAGATGATTTAGGACAACCTTTTAAACAAATTGACGAAGCTACAGGTCAACCCATATTGAAAACACCTAATGAGCAAGCTAAATCAGTTGCTATAAATAAAGCAATAAATAATATTATTTTAAAACATCTTGAACGTGGTAAAAGAATTGTTGAACTAGACGAAGCCAAAGGCACCATGCAAAAAATGGTTGATCCAAGAGCAGAAATTAAAAGTAATATTAGAACACAACTAGCTGATAGATTAGATGAAGCAATAGAATTAGCTAAAGCGGGTCAATATGATCTAAGAATGATTAGAAATGACGCTAATTTTTTAAAAAGATTTTTAGGTGAGATAGCAAAGAGAAGTGATGAAAGAAAAATTATAAATGCAGTAGCTAGAATATATGATGATTTTGGTGTAGGTGTAGATGGAACAAAAAATGCAAACAGTATATTAACAGAGTTAGCACAAGAGGGTGGTAAGGCCATTGATGTTGCTTTAGCAAATACGGGTTTACGTTTGGGTGCAAATGAAAAGCTTCTAATAAGAAGAGCGTTACAGGATTTAGATGAAGCTAATCTAACACATTTTGAAAGGATGTCGCCTTTCGACAATAAAAAAGTAGAAGGATTAGTGCAACAAGGTGGCCAAGGTGTAATAGCGGCAGATGATGTATTTAACAATGCTGTGATCGGTGGTAAATATGCAGATCTTGAAAATATTTTTAAATCTTTACGAGATTATGATGAATATATAAGTTTAGATCCTAAATTAAGAAAAACAGATTCATCGGGTAATTTCATAAACAATTATTACGAAAAAAAACTTAAAGCTGATTTAAAAAATAGATTGTTTGCTGATGCTTTATACGAATCCACTAAAGATGAATTGACAGATGTAAATTTTACGCAGTTTGCTAGAGAAATACTTAAGTTTGAAAAAACACACAAAGGCAAGTTCGATTTATTATTTACAGATCCAGTCACACAAGTAAATACTGGTCCGACTGTACGTGCAACACTAAATCAACTAAATGCCATAGGTTTTAACCCAAAACCACAAGAATTAAGAAAATTAATTAATGATATTACAGAGAGAAATGCAACCACTGGTTTGAATCCAAGCGATCAAGGTAAATTGTTTGTGCAATCTCTAAATGAATTAGCAGACGCTACAGAAGAGCGTATAAGATTTGAAAAAACTAGAGCTATAGCAGACTTACCAAATAAGACTATTGAGGAAACTGTTAACACAATATTTAGACCTGGATCTGCATCTGTAATTAACACACTGCGTAATACTGTTGATGAAAAAGTTTTTAACGATATACAACAAGCAAGCATGCAAAAGCTTTTATCTAAATCTATAGATCTTAATGGAGAGGGTAAGGTAACAGATTTATTTAAATCAACCAATCTCAAAACTTCATTAGATTCTATAGGTGATGAAACATTAGACTCGATGTTTGGTGTGCAAACTAGAAGAGGTTTACGTGATTTACAAGAACAAATTGAAATATTAACTGGTGGTGAACCAGGTAAAGGTGGTTCTGCTGGTGCATTGATAGCTGCTGGTTTATCTGCGGCTATAGTTTTTCAACCTTTAACTGCATTACCAACCGTAGCTGGTTTAGCCATAGCTAGAGCTTTATTAACTTATCCTCCTTTTGTACGTTTAATGTCGAGATCAGATCAAGGATCTATTAGTCAGGCTTTACAAATATTTAATACAACACTAAGACAATTTGGTTTGAGAATGGTAGATGGAGACATAATACCTATTAGTGAAGGCGGAGTTAACATTTTAGATGAAACTTTTGAAGCTGGCAAAACTGCATTAGGTATTACTGACGAAGATGTAGACACTGGTGTAGACGAAGGATTAAATTTATTTAAACAATTGAGAGAACAAGTGACTGCACCAATAAGAGAGCTACCACAGTTACCTCAAGTAGATACTACCCAAGCATCTGTAGATCCTTTATCGCCAGATCGTCTAGACTTTGCTGAACGTATTGCAGGTAGACCTGTAGTTTAAGTATCCTCAAAGAAAGTAGGATCGACAGCTACAAACCTTTTAGCTGGTCTGCCTTTGCCACCTACCTTTATTTCTACCTCTTGTATTTCACCTGCGTTCATAAGCCTTTCTATTATCTCTTTTACTTCATAAGACTTCATACTACGAAAGAGCTCGTGCCTGTCTACTTCACGTTTAGAAATACCCTCGCCATTCCTAGATCTAATAAACGAAAGAACCTGCTTAATCTTAGACTCCATAGCACTACTAGCTACCTTGTCTCTACAGGCTTCTATAAACAATAAATCGTAATATCTAATAAAATCTACCGCCCATTGTGTAATATCGCCTGTAATCGCTCTAGCGTCCGCATTTGAAGCCAGAGTACAAAGTAATGACAAACGCATAGCTTTTTCCTTAGAACGGCTTAGAAGAGGCTCTAGGTTGTCTTTTTCTAGTATATCTTGTCGTTTTACGATCTCTCTTGCGAAATCTTGCAGTATTTCTTCTGATTCTCTATCAAAGTTTAGTACTATCTGGCTAAGATCTATCTCTGCATTGTCTCTTGCAACATCATCCATGTTACCTCTTTGTCTTCTAATATAGTTGACCCAGTTCACTATTGATGTAGGTGGCTCTTTAAATCTTCTAAGTTCGCCTACCCTTCTTGGTTCTTTAGATTCAACAACTACAAACCTATTCAGAAAGCCATCTGCTATACGACCACTATTGAGTGCTTTGTAAAAGTTCTTTGGCACCGATAAGCCCACAAGCGTTATAGCTGGTTTATGTGTAACACGACTCATCATCGTCTCTTTGTATTGTTCCTGGACATTCATAAGCGAGTAGTTATCTGGTCTTAAAGTACCATGACACCTACCCCATGCTTCCATAAGTGTTTGAATACCATCTTCTCTATTTGTGTTCTGTGAGTTGCCTATGGCTTCTAATCTCTTACCGAACTCATCCATGATGGTTATTTGTGTGGGTCTCATCTTTAATACAGAGTGAACAGCACCACTAGATGTATAACCATCACCAACAACTAGCTTTTCATGATCGCTAGCGTTAAGCACTGACTCTACAAATGTCTTAATGTTTTCTTTACCTTGGCCAGACTTAGCGATGCCCATGAAATACATAGATGAAAAATTATTCATATTAGTTCTATATATACGACCACAGCTTACACTAGCTAAAGATAGTGCACCGATTAAGGATAGCTCTGGTTGTGGCACTTGTGCTATCTCTTCGCAAAACTTAAACATGTCCTTTAGTAAGCCAGGTGGATTAAATAGATCTTTTGGTTTTTGTATGGTTTCTGAGGCTTGTATGAACAAAGGTGCTATCTGATTCTTTCTATCGTGCGTGCTCTTAACACTTTCTACTACGCCATCTATCTCTGCTTGTGGTAGTGGTGGAGTGTTTTGTTTGTTCCAATTATGCAAAAATATTTTTACAAATTGTAGGTTTACATTTTTAGAGATAAGATAGCCTGCAATCCTTGCCGCTCCATCGTTTCTTGAACCTTCATGCACACCCTCTAACGAGAATGGTGCTGTTTGTACGCTTGATTCTGTTTTAGGTACACCAGTTATCTTTGTAAACTCAACTTCAGTAAAGTCTGGTAAGTCATTATGATCGTGTATCTTCCAATCAGGAAAGGTTATTGGTTTGTATATTTGACCGTTAGCGTGTCTGCTCCAAGGTGCAATAATTAAACCACCAACACCTCTAATATCTATAAGTCTTTCTATTGGTGTTTCAGCAGTTCTTCTTGTAGCAAAGGTGGTATAGTTCTGTGGATTGTTATAATAGTAATGCATACCTTTACCAGTAATAACTTTGAAAGGACATGCAGGTAGATTCTTCTCTACCCAGTCCATAGCCTCTGGCGAGTCTGCATCTACGACAATGAATGATCCACATACAAGAGCTACAACAAGGTTGTCCCTATCCTTAAACCATGATTCTACAAGGGTTCTAGGGGGTCTTTCCTCTTTGTATTGCTCCCAACCTTTTAAAAAAGGTGGTGGCTTTTTGTTGGATCTTTGTAAAGGAACGACATTATAACCTTCGTCATAGTAGGCAAGTGCTTGCTCTAAGGATGTGTCGTCCTCAGTAATATTGAGCTGAAACACACTAAGCTTCTGTTACTAATATCTCTGATACAGGCCCATATATAGATTCAAAATCCAATCTGCCGTCTGTAGCTTTGATGATTTGTTTAGCCTGATTGATCGTAGGTTGTCTATAACCATAACGCCATGCTTTACAGGATGCTTCAGAGCACCCAAACTTTTCGGCAGCTTCTCTTTGTCCTAAAAACTCTATGTATTCTTTTAATGTGTACGGTTTGACTTTTCTATTAGTGTGATTTGGTTTAACACCTAGTGTTTCAAATTCTTTTAATTTTTTTGTTGCTAATGTCTTTGTTCTGAAATAATAATTTGCTTGCCACAAAGTATTTTCTTGGTTTTGATTTTCCATAAACTCTCCTTATAAATTTATTTGTAAATTTAATTTTACATATGGTAACGATTAAGTATATAATGTGCAAGTTAATTTTAATTTAAGAGGAGAAAAAAATGACGTTAACAAGTAGAATCGTATCTCCGAGTCAGTTGGTACAAAGCCAAGGTGCAAAGATCCTGGTGTATGGTATGGCTGGTTCTGGAAAGACAACACTGGCAAAGACGTGCCCAGGTAAGGTGCTTGTAATAAGTGCTGAAGCTGGACTGTTATCTATCAAAGATGCAGACAACGTTGATGCTATTGAAGTAAAAGAAGCAGCTGAAGTTATGGAACTTCATGACGCTTTAAAATCTGGCACCCTACAATATGACACTGTAGTTTTAGATTCAGTATCTGAAATAAGCGAGATCTTGCTTACATGGGAGAAATCTCGTAGTAAAGATCCAAGAATGGCGTATGGTAATGTCCAGGAATCTGTTACAAATCTTATGCGTGCTTTTAGAGATCTAAACATGCACGTACTATTTTTGTGCAAAGAAGATGTAGTCAATGATGATGGCATATTAAAACACGCACCTAAAATGGTTGGTACTAAACTAGGCGAATCTATAACATACTTTTTTGATGAAGTATTAGCACTTAGAGTTATTGATAGCCAAGATGATGAAGGTAAAACTGTTTTACACAGATGGTTGCAAACTGTTCATTCACAAGGCTATAAGGCTAAAGATAGAAGTGGTAAACTAGAAAACTTTGAAAAGCCTGATATTACGACCTTAATTGAAAAGTTAGGGTTTTCATTAACTAACGATATGGGAGAAACTAATGTCTGATTTCGGTGATGTGGAATTTTTTGATAATTTAAGTGAGATGCCTACGGGCGTCCCACTTGCAGATGATGGCGAACATAACGCTAAAATTATAGCGACTGACAAGTATAAGTCACAAGCTGGTAACTGGACTTTGAAAGTAACGTTTCAAATTGACGGTGGCAAATACAAAGATCACAACGAGTGGTATAACCTATGGGCTACGAATGAGGATAATAAGCGTATTAGTACAGAATTGTTTACAAGACTTACAAAAGCTTGTGGTCTTAAAAAGTATCCTGAAGAGCATGGTCACTTTGTAGGCAAGAACTTAACTCTTGACATGTATCAGAAAGAAGATTCATTCAAGGGTGACAATGGTGAAGAAATAAAGATGATGAAAACTAAAATTAAGAATTATCTTTTAGCTGTGGATTCAGATATGAGCCCACCACCAGAGGCAGTGCCACCTTTTTAAGCTAAAGTCTTCTCGTGGATAGGGGCTTTATGCCCCTTTTCTTTTGCTTGATTTTCTTCAACTTTTAATAAAAAAAGTTCGTCTTGTGTTTCTTTCAACACAGATTTTATGTAAATAATTTTTTTTTCAAGCTCTTTTATTCTATCTTTTCTATTCATCTGTTCTCCATAAATGCATAAGCTATAAGTAATAACATGCCTATAACAGCGTAAAAACTCATATCCATCATCTGTCCACCATTTTATTTCTCAACCTAGTTAAATACCATATTGCTTTATCTAGGTCTTGTACATTAGATTCTTTATGGTCTTCACGCCATACATATTTAATGGCTGCAGCTTTACAATACCCTTTAAACTCTTCAAAGGATAAAGCTGATTCTATTGCGTCTATACACTCAATAGAGCCTTTTTTATAGTGTGGGGGGTGGTTTACGTTATCTGTCATTTTGTTTCTCCTTTTTAGATGACTTTTCTTCCCATACGTTTTTGAGTTTAGTTATGTCTTCATAACTTTCATTTTGTTCCTCTCTATAAAAATTACCAGTATCTAACTCAACAACGTTAGGGCTGTTGTATATAGTTGGTGTTTGACCAGCTAATACTTTGTTATATGACTCTAGGTAGTCGCTCAGAAAGTTCCAACCTATCTCCATATCAGTATGGTTCATCTTGAATACTTTACTAGCATAGGGTGTTTTCTTTTCTTGTGCCACAAACACAAAGTCATGCACCTGGAAACCAGCACGCTCAAAGCCACGTTTATACCATGCGGCTTGTAGATCATACGAGAACCGCCTTACCGAATTGGTAAAACCCCTGACGGAACAATCACTCGTTGTTTTATAATCTACAAGCACTATGGCATTTTCCCCATGTGGTTTGTCAAATGGATTAATAATTACGTCTGCACGTGTTTTACATAGCAAACCTTGTTCATACCAGTACAAAGTCACTTCGTAGGGTGAATCAAAAGCACTAGGATACTCATTTTCTGGATTTAGATAAGCTCTCGCTTCCGTTATCAAGCTGTTTTTCATGCTATATATGGTATCTCGCTCTTTTTCACTAATAACAGATAGACCTTTTGCAAGGCTTTCTTGTTTCAATGCTTTATTGGTATTGGTATATGGCGATCCAGTTATGGTAACAACATCACTAAAAAACGCACCCTCTCCCTCTACGATCAATGAATGTGCAGCAGATCCAAAGTTAAGTGCTGGTGTCTGCTCTATAACTTCTTCTAATGCATGTAACTGACTCTGACTAAATCTTCGTATATTAGATGAAGATATGCCTGGGCCATTATGATAGAAGTAATTATCCATTTTTGGAAAGTAAAACGCATCACCTACTACCTTATGTGGTATGTCTTCTAACATATCAGGTAGATTCATGATAACTCCTGTGTCTTTGTTACAGTTTTGGAAGCCTCTCTTACAAGTTTTCTACCTTCTCTAACGTTTGGTGCACAATCTATAGCCATTTGGGTAAAGAAAGATATGCCAAACCATACTAATTCTTGCACTCCTAATTTTTGTGCGTTTTCCGTTGCGTCTAATAAATCTTCGTACAGACGTTGACGTATTTTATCTGGGTTATTTGTTCGACTCATGATGCCTCCCTATCATTAATATTAAGTTTATCTACTTCTTCTTGCAGATCTTTGACTGCAACCCCTATTGACCAGATAAGATAATTAATTTTATCTCTGGCTAATTCATCTTGTATGTCCTGTCTGGACTTTGGTTGTGTAAGAGATATCATTTCATCAATAATATCAGACACAATTGATTTTGGTTTTGGTTTATCCATAACACTTCTCCTTATATATATGTTGGTATATTAACATAAATTTATGTATAATGTCTACTATGCGTAACATTAAGGAGAAATATTATGGGTAAAACAAATAATTTATATAGCATGATGAGACTATCGTTTGAACAAGCACTTGACGATTATGAAAATAAAAAAAATACATCTTTAGTAGATGCGTATAGTAAGCATTACAGAATAAATGTCGGTATGGAGTGTTATGATCCACACGGTGATCTAATTAATTTTTATGACGAGGATAATAGCCAGGAATCTATTATATGATAGAGTTTTTATTCTGGTTCTTAGTAGCTGTGTTTGTTATACCAGCTATATTTATCGTTGTATCAGACGGTTTTAAATGAAAGTATTAAGTTTGTTTGACGGTATGGCTTGTGGTCGTATCGCACTAGAACAATTAGGCATATCAGTAGAAAAGTATTATGCAAGTGAAATAGATAAATATGCCATACAAGTAGCTCAAGCAAACTATCCAGACATAATACAAGTTGGTGATGTGTGCGATTTAGATCCAAAAGATTACATGGACGTGGATCTGATACAAGCTGGTTCGCCATGCCAAGGATTCAGTATGGCAGGTAAGCAGTTGGCATTTGACGATCCAAGATCAGCATTATTCTTTGAATTTATACGTTTGCTAAAAGCCATCAAACCAAAGTACTTTTTATTAGAAAACGTAAAGATGAAAAAAGAGTTTTTACAAGTTATATCAGAACAGGTATCAGCTTGTTATCCAGAGATAATATTTGGCATAGAACCTATTTTTATAAATAGTTCGCTTCTAAGTGCTCAATCCAGACAAAGATACTATTGGACTAACATACCAAGTATTCAACAACCAAAAGATAGAGGCATAGTATTAAAAGATATATTGGAAGATAATTTTAATAGTGATAGAGATAAAAGCTATTGTATTGACGCTAATTATTCAAAAACTGGTGCAAAACCTCATCATTATAAGGATAAATACCGTAGGCAATTAGTTAATAAGCCTATAAAAGTAGGCATGAATGTTGAGGAAGTAAAGATAAGAAAGCATCAGGTAGACGAAAAAGCATTACAAAAACTGCTTAGATCTGCAAAAAAAGAAAGCAAAAAGACAATAAAAGATATATCAAAAGAATGTAATGTGCCTTTGACCAAGGCTGAACATTGGTTTAGGACTGATAGCAGTTTTGCTATACCCAAAGATACAGTGTGGATCAAGCTTAAATTTGTATTAGGTATTACAACAAATGAGTTTGACAAAGCATTATTAGAATTTGAGTACAGAGATGGCGTATATGAAAGCACACAAAGAGTTTATAGCGATCAAGGTAAATCACCTACACTTACTGCATCAAACAAGGAGCAAATGATTGAAACTAAGCCAAAACAAGTAGGCGTTGCAGTAGATATAAAGGGGCACGATCAGATTAAACGAGTCTATAGTCCAGAAGGTAAGTCGCCCACAGTAACAACCTGTGGTGGTGGTCATAGAGAGCCAAAAGTAGTAACTGGTGGTGCTTTTCGTGGTAGAGCCTATGATAAAGACGGTAAACGCATGGATAAAGATGGTGTATCGGTGGCTAATAAAACAAAGCAAATGCTTGAACTACGTAATGATAATAAGTCAAACGCAATAACGACAGTCGGCAAAGATAGTGTTGTAGCACATGAAGATCTTACCTGGAGGAAGCTAACACCTTTGGAGTGCGAAAGGTTGCAGACAGTACCAGACAATTACACAGATCATGTATCAAACACGCAAAGATATAAGATGCTTGGCAATGGTTGGACTGTTGAAGTTATAAAGCATATATACAAGAATATGGAACTACAGCATTAGCCAATAGATAAAATATCGTGTTATGATGCGATATGTCAAAAATTGTTGAAATAAAACATAAGCAAGGCAAACCAACCTTACAAGAGGTAATCAGCAGACTTGATGGCATGTTTGATAACATGGTTTATCGGGGCGAAGATCGTTTAAACATTGTCCTAGCTAGTTTAAGTTTTTGCATTTCTCAGCTATGTTTAGAGCTTGGTGATAAAGAAGTTTCTAAGCTAGTTGATGAACTTTTAGAGCAATATATAGACAAAACAGCTAAGAAATAGATTTTTGTCTATTATTGTCAAAATAAAATGACAGCTAAAAACGTGATAAGAATGGGCTTTTGACGAATATTTTATTTTTTACATTTTTGTCACAAGAGAATAACTAAAACTCTCTAAAAATATTAGAAAATACTTGACTAGGTTTACTCTTATCAAGTATCCTCTCAATACACTTTAGGATAAAGTGGGGATAGCTAGTATATAAATATCGCCACGACTAATATGCGAACATGGGACATAGAAAGAATAAATTAGAATATGAACCTATCATCTCTTCAGAAGAAGAAGCTCCAATTGAATACTGCAACCTAGACGAAAAACTAAATCGTAGACAACGAAACTTTATATGGATCGCAGTAAATAATCCTCGTTTATCACTTGTAGAGTGTGCTCATAAAGCAGGCTATACGTCTCCACGCCAGATGGCTAATAAATTAATGAGTAAGCCTATTATTCGCAAAGAATATAATTATTTGATGAACCAAGCCAAAAAGAAGTATGAACTTAATTATGATCGGGCTGTCCAGGATTTATATGATATTCGGGACAAGGCGATAGAGGCAGGTTCGTTTAACGCTGCAATTTCTGCCCAGAACTCTCTGTTGAAAGTCGGGGGTTTGATCGTGGATCGTAAAGAGGTAATGTTCGGGAAAGTTGATCAAATGAGTCGGGAAGAAGTTGAAAACAGACTTAAACAGCTTATGGGTAATGTTGTTGAGGCTAGTATAGAAAACAAGCAGCCAGATCCTCCCCTGGTAAATGATGATACTGAGATTGAAAAGGAAGATAAAGAAGGCGTATCAGAGTAAGAGGAGAAGTATGAAAAATTTATGTGAAATTTATATACAGTAATCGGACACGCCTAGCCCGATTATATGTTAAGACTTTTATTTATTCAAGAACTTATCTAAATCACGAAACAAAGCCCGTCTATTGGTAAACCAAGCTGTATGCGTTAATAAATCGTTTTGAAATACAAGATAACCGACTGTAAAGCTGACTTGAAGTAATTGAGGGAAACTGGACAAGTCATGCTCTACAGGGTTAAAAGGAACTATTTTAACATAGTATTTATTCTTCATCAGTTGGATTAGATGCAAAGTAAACAAGTGCATAGACTCCAAGCGTGATATAAAAAACTGTATCAATCATCTAAACATTTCCTTGTAAAGACTTTTAGATACTTCTGTTTCTCCAATACTAAAAGCATAGATACTATCGTTCATGACTTCTATCTTGATTTCATTGTTTGCAATAGCAGTAAGTAAAACTTCTGCGTCATTGCCATCAAAGGTTTCAAGCCAGTCAGATACTTCGCTATTAGTTATTACGTTGGACATTTTTTAAATCCTCTATCATAATTTTTCTAACGGGTGTATCGGGGTGGTCGTAATCGTCATACTCATCATCATGTTCTGAAACAAAATCAACTTCAAACTCTTGGTTCAAAGGATCTAAAACATGATCAGGGTTGTTCATACCGTAACGATACAAATCAATGACATTATTTTCTTTGTCTAGTGAAAAATGTATGTAAGAGCCACAATAAAAATACTGTGCTTTTTTTGTGTTAGTAACTTCAAAGCCAATATCCTTTAAAAACTCACTATCTTTTATTGCTTGTAATGGTATTGGTTCTGTTGGTCTGTAATATGTTGACATGGTTAAAATCCTCCTCTGAATAAATAAAATAATGCTTTTAAACGCCATTCAGATAAATGACGTAAATGTTTTGGTATCTTACGATAATCTATTCTGCTCATGCTCTTACCTCGTATGATGTTGGTGTGATAGTAATATTGATATCGCCACCATTTGCAATTCTAAGTAACTGGTCATCAGTAAAATACATATTATCTGCAAAGTCATCACGACTTACTTGATAAGTATCTTCCCAAACATTGTCGTTATACTTTGGGTTGTAGCCACTAGCATATACAACTGTATTAGATTCGTTAGGGTTGTCTTTGTAACAATTCATCAGATATATCCCGTCATCTTTGACAAGATAAAAGCATTTCTCTGTAGTATATTTATCACGATAAGCAACTTTAAAATTACTTGCTTTGATAGTATCCCTAGCCAGTTTGACTAGGGACTTATTAGATCTGAACTTTAACTTATGTGTATCGTTCATGCTGACTCCTCTTGTAAGTGTATGTTAGTTAACTTATCTACAAGTGGTTGAAAGTCATTTTCTATAAAATCTTTATCAAGTATCTTATAGTTATCATCAACTTCCATGCCTTCGCATACATACCATTGACCACGTCTAAATATATAAATCCACTCTATATCCCATTGGATATCATTCAAGTATGAATGTAATGAGTGATATATCATTGGTGGGTCTTCGTGTTTTCTACCTTCTAAAGAATCTTTAATGGTAGTTTGAAGAGAAACGAAATAGCCTTGATTGGCTAACTCTTCTGCTTTTTTTGGTGTGTTGTAATTCTCATTGAGTATTACACCGTTATATTCTGGGTATCCGTCATAATGACAATAAGCCACTACAACTTGCCCGTTTGGTCGCTCGTAAGCGATATTACTTCTCGTTCCCATTTTGTATACCTCCTATAGTATTATATATGGTTTATCCAGTGTGGTTAGTGAGAGGCACGGTTTAGTTCTTATCTCCCTTTCATACTTAACTTGCAGTTATCATGTACTGATAAGCAAAGATTTTACAAAGTCGCGTGGGCTAACCACTCTTTAATGATACTATTTGTAACCAATATGTCAAGCATTATTGTAAACAATATGTATCTAATTAATATTATAGTGTTTATTTATATGTAGGGATTTTAAGGATTAATCGCATTTCTCTTGTCTCTCGCTCTCTCTTCCAAAAAAAATCATGCACAAAATGGCTACAAAGCCAGTCGGGTCGGGCAGTCGGGTTGTCGGGATATTGTGTCGGGTCGGGTCGGGTTGAACTATACACATAATATAACACAGATCCACAGCTCCCTGGGTGTTATTGCTGCCAGAGGCTGCAGCGTGCCTGGGAAAAGCTCCTAAAACTATAAGTTACTATTTGTAGACAACAGGCATAAAAAGTAGTAGAATATACTTTTACTTTATAGGAGAAGTATTATGACAATTAGAAAATTTGAACAGGAAGCCATAGTCAATCAGATTATGGAGGGCGTGAAAGAAAGACTTGATAACAAAGTTGAGAAAGCAAGAAAGTCTAAAGACTATAAAGCTATTGAGAAACTTGCAAACG